ACGACAAAACTGATAGCGGAGCAGTATTCCCCCCGCGTGATAACCACAAGATGATTCTGACAGGCAAGGCCAACAACGATGGTCGTGACTCTCAGATGGTAGTAACCATGTCAACGCTGCCTGATGGCCGCAAGATTATGGATGTCTATGAAAAGGTCGGAACTCTTTTCGAGAACGAGAAGAAAGGTGAAAACCCAAACTCGCCGGATTACACCGGGCCGATGGGTAGTCGCCGTATCGCCGCATGGCGTAAGACCAAAGACGACATGGCATATATGTCTCTTTCATTCAGCGACAAACAGCAAGGTGGTAACAATGCAGAAGCACGTAGCAAGCCAGTGGATGACAACATCCCCTTCTAAGCTACTGACCATCGAAGAGGTGGGGGCGGCATTGTCCGTCCCCCCTCAAGATGTGAAGAAGCTATGCCGCAAACATAGTGTGGCAGTGGTCAAGGTAGGCCACAAGATTAGAATGACCCCGAAAGATTATGAAGAACTGGTCGGAAAGATGACAACATATTATGGATGAACTAACAGCATGGCAGCAAAGAGCAATCCAGGCAGAAAATAAACTGCGTGAAATTGCATCCATACCTAACGACTCAGTTGGATGGAAACAAATGAGGGCAGCGACAGCAATGAAAGCCCTTGAGGAAATGGATGTGCCAGAAAACATTCTTATCTATATCCGGCAATCAAATGATTCCCAGTATCCGGCGCAGCTATGTGTCCGAGATGATACAGTTGACCCCTCTTACAATGTATGGGGTATGACCCCTCGCGCCTTATACAATATGGTGCGAATTGGAGTAAGTCTGATGTCACAGGAAAAGTTTTTTAATAATGCACATCACACTGAATGAAGCAGAGAAAAGACTCTGCCTTTTTGTAGCGCGTTCCCGCAACGCTGCTGCTCGTGAGGTCGCTCCAGAAGATGCACTCAGGGTATCTCCCAAAGACCCTATCTTCGTTGATTACGAGGGTGCAATGGGTGAACTGGCTTTCTCCAAACAGCTAGGCGTTTACCCAAAAGAAATCTTCGAGATCTATCACCGCTCCTCCCTCGATGGTGAAGATCCGGGCGACCTCACATTCAATGGCCTGGTCATTGATGTAAAGACAACCATCCACAAAACAGGAAGACTAATATCTTTCAGAAAAAACCCTGCTATTAATATGTTCGTGTTAATGACGGGACAGGATGGGGAGTATGACGTTGCTGGTGGTATGTGGTCGTCTGACCTTTACCTTCCATCAAGATACGGCATCCATAGCGGTCTATCAAAAAAGTGTTATTGCGCTACACAAGATGAGTTGCTTGACTCAAGGCAGCTAATGGAGTCAATCAGCTTTTAGTGTAGGTATGATTGCGGTTCTTCGCCGGACATGATGGCAAACAATTCTTCTGATAATTCTTCTGCCTCTTCCATATCAACAAGCCCAGAAAACTCTAGCACCAATACGGGAAAACCATCGTCACCCTCTACGATAGTCATCTTGAAATCATACTGGTTCATTTAACTAGACCTTGCTGGTAACTGCGACCATTGAACGTTAGGGCTTGTTTGCGGTTCTGTCCATCACTCTTATACGACACATGCACCCAGCCGCTATTAGGTTTCCCGGACTCATAAAACTCTAAGATAAGCTGGTCATAATCTAAATTAGAATCAATCCAAGAAGCGACCTTGTGGTTATCGACTCCGATAATTTCAAAGTCAACAGCCTCCCCTTTACAATGCTGACTTGTTGGCTTGCTGCCAATTTCTTCGCAAAGAAACGCGCTACGATAACCGCTTGAAACAATCACAGGAGCATCGAAGTGACCACGCGTAGGCTCAAGAACATTCTCACACAACGCTTGAAGAGAGGAGATGTGTTCCTCTGTTGGGGTATTGTCAATGCCTAGCCGGGCTGCCGTTTGACTTTTAGTCATCTCCTGCAAAGTAAAGTTCGAACTAATCCGCCCTTTCTTTGGGGTAGGTTTACCTGCAGGAGCCACTACTTTTTTCCGCGCATACTCATCAGCTTGTCCGCACCCTTGATTCCAAAAGAACTGCTCACTGCTATAAACAGGAGATATTGATACCAAGACGGGAGCGTGTCCAACACCGCGAACCCCTCCCGCACGTGCTGGGTCAGCGATGGAATAAAAACTAGAATTGCAGGCAGCATTAAAACAACAAGAGCAAACTCATCTTTCCATGAGTCTTTAGTTGCATCAGCCATGTTGGCTTCCCAATCAATCTTGCCTGTTGCAATCTTTTTTTGAACGGCGGCGTCAGCCTTTGCCTTTTCGACTTTGACTTCTGCTTTGGCTTTGGTTTCCTGAACCTTGCCGTCCACCCAGTTCCCGGCAATACCAGCAACCGCACCTAAGATATTAATCATCTTCGCTTCCTAACTTTATCCAACGCTTTGCGTATTTGCGTAGCTTCGGGTTCGTCAAACTCTGTAGCACGAACCGTAGTTCGTTTCTTTTCTACAGATGTAATACACTTTATCACGCACTTTCTTATTGGCAAGGCTACGAAACAAACCAAGTCTGCGTCTTCGCTATTAATAACGCGCTTTGATTTACTTCCCTTGCTGGTCATAAATTTATAGCGCAAACCACCGGACTGACTAACGCTAGCGGCCTTGACCTCTACCCGATAGCTTTCATTGTTATCGTCAAAAATTATTAAATCAAAACCCTCATGATTTACCCGACAGGATTTTAGGCCGTTCTCTTCAAACACAGCTTCAGCAATTAACTCACCGACCCGGCCTAGTTGATGTGCGTTGCGAACAACTTGATAGCCCATATTACTTCAATGGATTGCTGGCGGCGTCTAAGCCCTTCCACAAATCATCGACCTCTCTATTAAGTTTCTTAAATCTACCGTCGATTGATTTGACCTTCTCGTCAAACTGTTTAACTAACAGGTCATTTTCTACAGTCGTCTTCTCTACCTCTGCAATCCGGTCACGCAAATCAAGCAACTGCTTTTGGTTTTCCATAATCGTCTCGAGATTGGTGCCAAGCACTGTCAGCTTTTCTGCTGTGTCACCATTGCCAGAGACAGCCGACTCCACGGCTTCGATGCGTCCATAGAACTCTGCCACCGCCCAAATACCACCAGCCATAGTCGTGGCGATGGACAGCACAATGGCTATCCATACGCCGCGCAGCTTAGTGCCGCCGATTGTAAGTTCGGTATCTTCTAGGCTCATTGCATATACGCTTGCTGGTCTTCATAAATGATTTGACCCTGACCCAACACATCTTCCGCGCTAACATAATTGCCAGTCAGGAATTGATGAAAGGAGATGCTGCCAATGTTGGTAGCCCATTCAATGCTTAACGCATCACTGGTAGCAGAGTAGGAGATAGAAGCATCAGCCATTGACTGACCATAATCCTGGGCGTGTTGGTCTGAGATGCTTGTCAGGCTTTCGCTCTTAGACGCGGCCAAGAAAGCACCAGCGTCACGCGCATTGACTGCAATGTCTTCAAGCGATTGGTTATATTCAACAACAGTTTCTTGCTTTATCTCAACGTCATTAACTTCAATATATTCTTGCACGGCAATTTGATCTTCAACTGAGTTAGTTTCTTGCGCTACCTCTGCTCTTTCAGCAACTTCTTCGACAACGCTTAACTGCACCGAAGCCACAATAAAGCTGTCTACAGCCTCGCTAACTTTGACCATAGACTCAGCGGCTTTTTCTTCCAGTGCCATTTGGGTTGTGAAATACAAAGCGGTCTGCACTCCCGCAAGAGCATTTTTATATGCAGTAAGGTCAGCCTCATTGATGATGTATTGCTCATCATCTACAGCATTGTAATCGACAATGCCTCCAACCGAGGCGTAGTGTTCTGCGCCATACACTGCATAGCGGCCTTGCTCCAGCTTGGCTGCAATCGTGCGGCTGGCATTGACTAGGTTATCAATCGTCGTCTCGGCTTGTGCTGCGGAAACGCTCAGAAATGCTGAGATTACTATCGCTGTTTTCTTCATCGGCCTCTTCCTTACCAATTTGTAGTATCTTATCGTAATACACTTTTCTATCTTTGTAATCAGGTATGAATGTAACCGGGTCTCTTTTCATAAGAACAGTTGCTGCTCGCCCTACTACTAACCGTCCATTGATTGCCATAGGACACGGAGTCCCGGAATCAAACATTGCTTTCCAAGTATCTAAAGATTGACAAAGCCGAGCGACAGCAGCAATAGACATGCCTTGATCTTTCAAAGCTTTGCTATCACGCCGCCTGTTGCACTCTTCATCTTGCTTGTAACCGCCAAGAGACAGGCCAAGCACGTTGACTTGCACTCCCATACCGCGTCCGATTAAGCAGCTTTCGGAGCCACCAGACGGTGTGCTAGGGCTAACAGCCGTAGGCGGCGGCGTTACATTAGATGCAGCACCAGCGCCGTTGTAATTGTTTGTGGTAGATTCTGAGGGGTTGTTTGAGCTGACAGTGCTGTTGATGTTGCTCGTGTTCAGGTCGCCAGTCTGCTCATTCTGGGCGTATGCTGCGGTTAAACACAGCAAAGAAACTAGCAGTACACGGCGCATCTCATCTTAAATCTTCTGGGAAAGCAGAGACAGGAGCAATGTGATTATTGCCCCTGCACTCGTCATTATAATAATCTCAAGTCGCTTGACGCGGTTGATAGTCTCCAACCACCGTTCAGCGCATACAGCTTCATGCGTGTCAATCTGTGACTTAACTTCGTGAACGGTGATGCGAGACATATTATTTCTCCTTGCGAAGATTTAGAGCTAACTTCTGAATGAAGTCATCAATCTTTGCGAGAATCTCATTGTCGCGCATAGACGGAGTTACGTTAGCAATCACCGAAGCGGCTGCTACAATAGCTGTAATCCAAGTGATAAGAGTTTCCATTATTCTGTCTCTTCTTCTAGTGAGGCTTCAAGCAGTGACATAAATGCCTTACGTCCGACCTGAAGCTGGTCTAGGTTAAACTGGGTAGAGCCAATCTTGCGGTCAAGGTCAGTGATATGGTTAATCAAAACCTTCTGGTCTTCTGTGAGTTGCTCTTCAGTGTATTCTTTGTCGTTAATCGTAATGACGTTTGGTTTTTTCTCGGTCATTAGTCTCTCCTTTGGTTTACGTTACCACGGCACTCCGTCAGTAGTAACAGGGGTTTTCTGCCCAGCAATATCAGCAGCCAGAGCAGCTTCGGTTTCGTCTTTATCAACGCTTTCGTGAACCCAGCCAAGCACATTAGCTTCGGTCAGGCTATCAAAAGCAATAAAGCCGTCAGCACTTGCGTCAGGCGTAAAGCCGACAGTGCCATAAGAGGAAGCAGAATAGGTTACGGCATCATCGCCTTCCCCAACCACTTCCGTTTCAGTTACACGCCAATGCGCTACAATAACGCCGCCATCAGCGACATTACGTTCTAAGTTTGCAATAGTCCAAGTTGCCATTTTAATTCTCCAGTGCGGTCAATCTTGCTTCAATGTTAGTTAGGCGTTGTTCAGTAGCCGCGCCAATAAAAGCTAGAAGTTCAGCATATCGAACACCAAGTCGGGTGCGTTCAGTTGCACCTTCTGGTGCTTCTTCGGCTGTCTCATAGGTGTCTGTGCGGGTGTATGCGTCAACAGCCTCAATGCCATTTTCTTCGTCAGCTTCAACCGCTGGCACTTCGGTCTGTGTTTCCCACCAAGTCGTAGAGATGAAGAAGGCATAGTCACCAGCGTCCAAGCCAGCATCAGTCATAGCTTGCTGAATGTCTTGTGCAATGTGACCAGTGTGGGTTCTTGCGTTATCGCCTTTGCTTTCTACTGCGCTGTTCCACTTAAATGTCTTGAACAGTTTGCTTAGTGCTTTGGCGGCAGTAACCTCTGCATCCGTTAGGCTGGCAATCTGCTGCTTTTCGTTTGCATCCGATGTGCCAATAATGGTTGTGTTGGTGGCGTAGATGTCGTCGAAACGGCGTGATGAGCTACCCAAATCAATTGTGTTGTCAACATCTGCACCATTTTTATGCGGCAGAACATTTCCGCCACCGCCACCATCCCCAAACTGTAAACCAGCTGCAATAGATGTTCCTTGTATGTAGAGATTGTCAAGGTTGTCCACCCCAATCGACCCGACAGTTGTGCCGTCTTTGCGGAAGTCAAAAAGAACTCCATCACTACTCAATCTGTTTGCAAAATAAGGTTCTTGTCCTGAAGCAGTTGCTTGGATTTGACCATTGGGCATAAACCGACTACCAGCCGTTCCAAAAGCAGTAGTGGTCTTCCCCACCAGCACATTCCCGCTGCTGTCGATGACTAAACGGTCAGTGCCAGAAGTTGCACCTATCGTTGCACCCGATGCAATTTTAAAACTGCCAGCCGTGCTATATGTCGTCCAAATGTTAGTTGAGTTATCGTAAAAAAGCCTAGCACTGTTGGCATTATTGTCTGTTTGTTGCCCTAAGTGCAGTCCGTTTACGCCTGATGCAACGATTGACGTTCTGCTTGCTGGCGAACTCGTGCCGATGCCTACGTTGCCCGAATCATCGATGCGCATACGCTCCGTGCTGTCGTGCATAAACTTCAGCTTGTTACCAGAGCCTTTGTAAATAATTTCCATATTACCACTATCACGCAGTTGGATATTTGCGCTTTCAGAACCATTCTCCAAAAGAATGTGGTCTTCATCTGCACTGTTAATTGTTAAGGGATTAGATGGCGAACTCGTGCCGATGCCTAAAGACTCTGCACTCGCATCCCAGAACAGCTTGGCAGTCGTGCCTGTGTCTTCGTAGAAGGAGATGTCGCCGTTGGTGTCTATTTTCATTCTTTGTTCGTTATCAATGGCAGAACCATCATAACCTGTGCGAAATTGAATAGAGCCATATCTACCATTCGCATCAAGAATTACATTTCCGTAACTTGAATTTCCACCAACACTTTTTAATGTGATGTCTGGATTTGAGTTATTAAAAGTTATAAACCCACTGTTGCCGAATTGACTATCCCCATCCACAGTCAGCCCATCAGCCGTGACCGTGCCATCTACGTTTAAGCTCGTGTTGAACTGACCAGTCGTAAACGTGCCAGCCGCAGCAGATGCACCGCCGATGACCGCACCGTCAATTGCGCCGCCGTTAATGTCAGCAGTCGGAATTGTTACAGTGCCAGTAAATGTTGGATTGTTTTCTTTAGCTAATGGAAACCCGCCGGCAGTAGAACCGTCATGCACCACAACAGTATCTTTAGTGGTATCAATAGTGATCTCGCCCTCTAGCCCAGTAAATGTAGAGTGCTGAGAGGTAGTTCCCCGGCGACGTTTAATTGCAGTAGTCATTAGACAAGGCTCCCGTAATCATTAATTGTTCCGGCTGTGTTGGTAATCAATCCAAAATCAGCCAAGTATTCAAGATTTGCAAAAGTATCTATGTAAGATGTAACAGATGCCGCGCTATTTTGAGCCGCTGTTTCACTTGCAGCTGCATTACTTTCCGAGGTGGCGGCGGCAGTAGCTGATGCCGCAGCGTTTGTTGCCGACGTAGCGGCATTGCTAGCAGATGTGGCTGAATTGCTGGCAGATGTAGATGCAGAAGAAGCAGATGTTGCAGCCGCAGAGGCGGAATTAGAAGCATTTGTAGCCGACGTAGCCGCATTGGTTTCGCTTGTGCCGGCAGCCGTTTCACTTGCAGCAGCAGCAGTGGCACTTGTAGAGGCCGCAGAAGCACTTGTAGAGGCTGCACTTGCAGAAGCGGAGGCATTGGTAGCCGAAGTAGACGCATTGCTTTCTGATGTAGCTGCATTGGTTTCTGAAGTGGAGGCATTAGTTGCAGAGGTAGCCGCAGCAGTAGCACTGGCAGCAGCGTTTGTTGCGCTAGTTACAGCATTTTGAATGTCAGTCAGATTGTCTACAACGCTTTGCATGTTAGCTGTCTGTCCAGCAACAGTAGTTACATTTGCATTGTTAGACGCAACAGTAGTTACATTGCTAGAGATGCCAGCAACAGTAGTTACGTTGCCAGAAATACCAGCAACAGTAGCAACATCAGCCTTAATTTGAGCGATAGTATTAGTATCAGCAATCGTCGGGCCGACCTCAACTGCGCCAGTTGTGGCGTTAAACGCAAGAACAGTTCCCTTACGCGCATCTTTATCGGCAAGAACAAGTGCAGCAGATATATCGGAGTCAGAAAGACGAAGGCCACGATCGGCCAAGTCTTTCATGTCAGCTACCATAGCAACAAGTTTATCAAGCTCTACATTCAAAGAAGATACTTGGAACGGGCCGGAGGTAGGAAAGTCAGTAGTTCTTTCCAGTTCTACATCGCGTGTAAGAACAACCGTCTGGCCAACAGTAAGCCCAGTAGAAAAAACAATAGTGCCATCATTACCGCTAGTCCAAGCACTCGGCCCGGTAGTAGGAATAGAATAGTCAGAGTCCAGTGTTTTAAGGACGTTATCTACATACACATTAACATCTGGCTTTGAGAAAAACGCAAAGTCAGTCGGAAAGTCTGTCTGACCCGCCGTGGCTGTGTAAGTCTTACGTGGACTGTTATCTGCAATTACTATTGTCATACGCGAATCCTATCACAAGCTTTATTTTTTATCTATACTCTTCAATTAATCCGACATCTTCTGCAAGGTCGGCAAAGTCATATTGAACCGGAGTGTTAAGTATTTTTATAAAGTTTCTGGCAAACTCTCTGGTTGCTTCGTCCGTTTCGCCGTTTACAAACTTATTTGCTGCCTTAATCCAGCCATGAACCATCCCAGCTGGCGCGCCAAGCGGGGCTGTCAAAGCATCAGAGCCATCAATATTGTAATACTTTGGTTTAATTAACATTGTTTCTTCGTCCAAAACGCCAGCACCAGCAAGCATTTCAAGGCTTGTGTAAAAAATATCGCCGTAAATTCCAGCAATACCAGCATAATCAAATGACCGGGCAACAATGTCTTGCATGTCATTATTTTCAAACCACCAGTCTGACTTACGAATACGAAGAACAAGGAAGCCAAGCATTGCAGCAGACAACACCTGAGTCATACGATGCTTCTGAAATGGATCAGCAAGACGAGCAGTAATCCGAGGCAATGCACCCAAGCCAAAACTCATAAACACAAATGGTGCAGTAAGAGTTCCATCAGAAATCTTAACTACTTTTTTGCCGCCAAACGATACGCGAGCATCTGGCTCAAAGCCTAATTTACCCATAAAGGGTTTATAAGGCACGTAGGCTGCGCCACGAACAATAATTGGTTTATCTGCAAGGCTGGCAATAACAACGGTATTGTGTATGCCTGTCTCCAAAGCATTTACAAATGCGCGCTTTAACTCACGCGACTTTCTGTTGTGCGTAGGCCACTCAGCAATGTTTGCAAAATACAATGAGCCATCGCCAGTTGCTTTACCTTGAAACGGGCTTTCGCCATTTGCCATTTTAATGTTCGCAATATCTTTGGCAATCTCTTCGGTAATACCCATGCGTCCCAGAAAAATTTTATCCTTTGGGTCAATAATTCCATCGCGCATTTCGATAGCATGTTTGATTATTCTATGATGGCGGAGAACCCCATCCAAGCCGCGCCAAAGTTTTGTCATCGGGCCGAGGAAACTACCAAACACAGGCAAATTATGAAAACGCTGCACCAATGCGTTCATAATTTTTTCTTCTCGGTAAACTTCACCCATGCGCGTGTTTTCAATAACAACCTTATTAGCTGTATCATTCTTAATAAGGTTCAAAGCCTCAACAAGTTCCCTGTTTTCTTCTTTAATTAAGTTTTTAGTTGCTCTACTTGCCGGGTTTCCAAAAGCAGTAAACAACCCCCCTACCCCGTGTTGCCCAATAACCCCATGCAAGTCACCAAAAGTAGCTTCAGCAGCCTTACCCAAGTAAGTCATTTGAGCAACATTTCGTAAAAAATTAGCAACCCGAGTGGTTAATTTAGCGGGATCGCTAATAGACAGCCCACGCAAAGCGTCAAAGTCTGCGGTTATATCCCGTTTGTAAGCAGAAATGTCATCATCGCTTAACCCACGTTGAACAGCATCAATCTCAAACTCTTCAAGAAACTCATCAAATGTTTGAGTTCCAAAAGACTTTCGATACTCAATAGCCAGCCCAACCTTTCGCGCATAGTCATGCACAACAGAAGGATCGGTGTGAATAAAATCAATCAACTCATAATCTGGTATGTCTCCAAGAGTTCTTTCTTGAAAATACCTAGACCCGGCTGCGCGACCCATAGTTGATGGATCAAAATCTTGCGGGTGAGCATAAGCATCTGCAATTTGCTCTGCGCGTTCTCGCGGAGATACCTCAACCCATTTGCCAACAGCATCATCCCAAACAGTTTTTTCTCCCCTTTGATACTTCATAATTACTTGAACAAATCGCTCATACAAAGCGTCATCATTTGCCAACTCTTGTGAACGCGGCACACGATTCAAATAATTTTGTTTCTGCTTAAACTCTGGCAAGCCCTCATAAAAAGCCAAATCTTTTTTCTTTATATTTATCCTTGCTTGAGCAAGAGTTCCGGCGCGACCATTAGGATCAAGACTTCCATCGGCAAGTGCTTTTTCAAACTTATTTATAAATTCTTTTGTATTTTTAATTTCTGACGGGATATTAATAATATCTGTTAAAAGGTCAGCCTCTTTTGCCTTTGCAAGCATATCATCATAATAACTATTTATGCGTCCGACATATTTTTTTTCATAGTCAGTTAATGTTCTATTAAACGCTGGGTTGGCTATTTCAGCGCGCAGCTTTAATATAGCTTCAAACTCTTCATTTGAAGACCGGGTGCCAGCTACAGCACGAGTTATAAGATCATCCCTTGTGCCAAAAATATCTGGGGCTTGACTATCGCCAGTGGCTTCCATTACCTGTAAATCTTCCAAATCAATAACAAGCTGGTTGGCTTGGTTTTTATATTGATTAAGACTTGTTTCCATAGACTCCACACCCAAGCCTTCAACATGACGCTCAAGAGTTACAGCATTATTTTCTGCAATCCGGGCGTGACGCATTTTGTAAAACTCAGGTATTTTGTCAGAGTTTCTAGTTCTTTTAAGTGGACTGCCTATCATATTGTATAAGGGATTGTCGGTCACAAGCGTTTTGACCTCACCATACCCAGAAGTCATTTTCTGCAAAGCTTCCTTGTTTGTCCCATCAATCCAAGCAACCAGTTTCTTTTTATCTGTAGGCGCGCCACCCTTGCGTGCAATCTCTCTGTGAATAAGAAAACTTGCATACTCTACTTCGCTAGGAATATCGCCTTGAGCCAATGGTTTTGCACCCTCAACCTCCGGCTTAGTCCAAGGCTTTTTGTAAAACTGTTCTTTTACCAATGACTTATCAATAAATACTGTATCTTTCTTAAACTCAACACCAATACTGCGTTCATCTAATTCAATATCATAGTCAAGTTTAACGCCATCAACCTCGTCGCGAAGCGCAGTTCCGCGCGTCATCATTACCTCTAGGTTTCTATCGGCAACCTTTGCAGAAGCTTGCACATTCCGACCAATCGAGCGGACAACAGAAGGAATCGTGCCTAAAACACCACCACCTACTGTGTTCATTGCAATGTTTGCAGCAACTTCTTCTTTGGTGGCAAGCGGGTCAAACGGCGCGCGCATTGCCTCACTGGCAATTCCAACAGTAGCACCACCAACAGCACCAGCCTTAAAAGCTTGCCCGGCAGTCATCGTGCCTTTTACTAAACCGCCAACACTACGAAGGATAGGAATGGGAAAAGCAATGTTCATTGGGTCAAGCAAGCCAGCACCCAAAGATTGCAGTATAGTAGAGCGTTGAAGAACCTGCCTGTTCTCCATATTTTTTTCTACATTGCCAAGAAGGTAATCAAAATGCTGTTGGTTTTTTGCGCCAATCAAATAACGCGCCATACCCTCGCGACCCTTAACTGCACTTGCAAAATCAAAGTCTGGGTCAAGCGTTGCGTCGCCATCAAACGCATTAAAAATAGTGTCATACAGTGGAGAGTATTGATATTTAAGTGTTGCCCCAAGTGTTTCACCAAAAGAGACAGCACCGTATTCATCTAAAACATTTCCAGACTCATATGTGTAAACAGGACGTTGCATATTATCTGCCGCCTAAAATTTGTTTGCCACGCCTTGCTTTAACTTCAAGACCTCCAACTGGGCTAGATAAAAGTGAACGCTCAAACTCCGCATCGCGCAGTTGCTTTGCAGCGTTATTAGATAAAAACTCTTTAATTGCGCGAGAGCCAAACATTGGCTGAACGCCCAGGGCGTCTTGCAAGGGTGTGCCAATTTTATTTACAAATCTATATTCAGCCGTATTGCCGCCGCCGATAACAACATCTAGAAAAACATTTTCACCAAAAACCAAATTGGGATCGCTAAAACGTCCTAGTTGGTTGTTAATAATTTCATCAAACTTTGGAAGCTGATCTTTATTCATAAACACTTCCGGAGCAAATCTACTTTTTGCTTTTAGCCCCTGACTTCTTTCATAACTGCTTGGCAACAAATAGTCAGAATCAACAAACTTATAATCGTAAGTTCGCTCTAAAACTGTTTCAACAGAAGCAGGGTCACTAACCATTATAGACGCAGCAAGGGTAGCCATTTCAGGCACATGATTAGGGCGTATGCCCGGCATGGTCTCTTTGATCCAAGCAGAAGCCATTTGGTCTATATCAACACCAGCCTCTTTTGCTTTTGGAAATGCTGATTTGTAAAAAGACTGAACAACAGCTACGTGTTCTGGCTCATTGTTTCTAACAACGCGAGCAAGGTTTAGAGCAGTAAGGGGATCATCACCAAAGTTAGTAAGTGTAGAAGATAGTCTTTCCATAAACTCAATGTTTTTATCGGAAAGTCCGTAGTCCATTGGGTTTAAAATATTATTATAAACTGCCAATGCGCCTTGTATTTGATCGGGATTGTAAACACCACTGCCAGCAAGGTTAGAAAAACTTCTATTAACAACATCAGATGCAAAGGGAGCAGAAACAATAAAGGGTAAAACAATAGGAGAAGCTTCCGGATCAAAAATATTTCTTGTATCAACCCCAGTTTGCGCCAAAGCGGAATCTAAAGCAGTTCTTGCGGACTTGTTGTTTTCAAAAACTTGACCACTATTTCTATAATCTAAAAGTGCAGCCGCATGATTAGTTTGCTTGCTTACAGCCAACTCGCTAGACCTTGCTGTTTTCAAGCCGCTAACAAAAACATTCAAAGTGTTTGCGCGCTGTGTAGTAGAAGAAGATTGATTAATCAAATCTTCTAACCACGGCATGTCAGCCTTTAATTTTTTGTCAGAAAAGTCTCTAAACTTTACAGCGTTTTCAAGTTTAACTAAATCTTGCAGCGTATAATTTTTTGCAGCGTTTTGTATTCTTGCATTTCTTATTGAATCTGAAAGAGCATTTTTTAAGTCCCTTTGTTTTTCGCCAGACAAACCAAATACAGAAATAGCATCCTCATCCAGGCTTTCCATTACTAGTTGTGCTGTATACTCAGCTTCTCCAACATCGCCATTTGACATAGCAATAGCAGCCTGAGCGATTGTATTTCTCATGTCTGTTTCATATTGAGAGCGAGACTGAATTTGCTCTGCCTGAAATGCTTTGTTTTTTATATCCAAAGAATGTTCAAAGCGAACAGCCTCAGCATTGCTTGCAAACATAGCAGCAAACTTTTCATCAGTAGTTCTTGTTAACTCTGCTGAGGTTGTTTTTATATATTCTTGGTAGGCATTGTTAAATGATTTTTCATCACGGTAAACTTGCCTAAACTCAGCAGCAGTATTTAACGCGTCTTGTTTAAGAGCAACATTATATTTTTTATCTAATTCTTTTTGCGCTTGCTCTACGCCTCCCCGGCCAAGTCTGCTTGGGGGAGTTATGTAATTAATACTTCCGTCTTCTTTTCGAACACGAACTTTATCAGCAAAGTCTTGCCCCTCTTTTACTTGAAGAGTTTTTGCTAAACCAAACATCGCATCAGAAACAGAACTAGCAAGTTTTGCTTTAGCGTCATAAGCTCTATCTGCTCCGGTAGTTACATCAACAACGCCAATGGGCTTTGTAAGAAACGATTGTCCTGCACGTGATCTTTTTATTTCAGCCATTATACTTCTCTTAATAAACTACTTTAGGAGACATTCCCGTTTTAGAAGATTGCACATTAACACCAGTGCCTCCTCCTGCACTTGTTCCGCCTATTGTTGCAGCTGTTGCGGGTGGTTGATAAAGACTTGCAGCAGCAACAGCGGTGCTAAACAAAGATGCCTTAGCTTGCGTCTTGTAAATATCAGAAGTGGCTCTGCCGCGAGCAATAGTTGTCTTTGCTTGTTTTTCTAACTTTTGTTTTTCGCGTTCTTCTTGCGCGCGAAGTCTACTTACATCACGGCCATATCTACGTTCTTCTTCTTTACGCAACGCAGAAATGCTTCGACCCGTGCGTCCCATAAAAGCTGCCATAGCTTCATTTTGTGCAACTAATTCTGCAAACTGTTCTAAACGTTGCTCGTGTTGTTCTGTTGCAAGCTGTGCTACTTCAAAAGTTTGGCGACGAAACTCAGCCGCTTGTGCTTCCGCTTCACGCCTAGCCGCTCGCGAAGCCTTACGTTTTGCTCTAGCCGATCCTAAACCACCAGCTACTTGAAATGCCGCTGCTACTGCCCAAGCCATTAGAAACTCACCTCTACAACCATGCCGTTCAGTTGTAAATCAAACGGAACGGACTGCGTAATCTCAACAGTTGGACTACGACTAATACCAATTAAACGAAACTCTTTATAACCAGTAAAGGATGCCCGGCCTAAAGAGAAGTCGTCATTTACATTTCGCAAAATCATATTCTTATTATTAACAGCAACAGACAAAGTTTCCAACAAATCAAGCGTTACCATATCAATTTTACGAGGGCGACCAGTCATTGAATCACCCTGAACAAGCTGATCAATAGGAAGGGTTTTAAGAATCGGATTGAACTGATAGCCAATAAAAGCTGTTGTAGCTTGCTGCACAGCAGAAGTATCTACATTACCAGAGGCAACAGTATATGTGCCAAGATAATCAGTGCCGCTAGCAACCTTAACATTAGCACCATTAGCAAACACAGAACTTACATCAAATACACCAGCAGTCCCAGAATAGCTTTTACAGAAATCCATAGGCATAGATTCCTTAAACTCTTCTAAGTAATACCCGTTAGTTCCATCACCTTCATCCCGAACAGATACACAAAATAACTGCCTATCAAGTGTGCAAATGCTATGGAACTCGCCCGGTGTATCCCAAAGCATCCACCCTGCTTTTTGATCACCACGAGAAGAATAGAATACAGACAGTGTGCCATCTGGATTAATTAAGAAAAGATATGATTCAGCGCGATCAAACGCACCTTTAATAGATGCTGCCTGAACTGGGTCAATCATTAAGTGTCCAGCAGTCTGACTAACATTTTGGGTGTTATATGCTTGCTCAACCTCACTATACACATAAGACCCCAGCATCTTGCCAGAGGCTTGCGTATAGAGCGTTGCACCATCAAAGGCTTGTGGTCGTGCAAAGGAACTACCAAACGGTGTCTGACGCTTAATTTGGACGTTTGAGGGGGTTATAGGCTTTTCGGTAAAAGCTGGAATATAAGACTCGTTAGATGCGCTAAATATTTGGAGGTCACGATTAGATACAAGATGCCTAATTTGACTAAACTCACCAAAGTTAGAAGCAGCATCAATCGCATCGTTGTCAGCCCCCGTGCCTATATTAAAGTTAAAGATGTCATTTGATTTACTTGCCCAGATATGATCAGGCTGTGAAGTTGTTCCCCCAAACCACAAGCGACCTTCGTGGAATACAACAGCACCGGGAAAGCCGCGGATATCTGAATATGATTGCTCATACCACTCTGTAGTGGCAGACGTTGTTGCAACTCGAACACTACCGCCGCCAATGGAGGAGGTGTTAGCATTATGGTTTGTTGCATACTCAAATGTATTTTCATCAAGGATTTGAGTTACAGTAAATGTGCCTTCTATGTTCGAGGCTGAGATGCCTCCCAAAGGGCCAACCCTAGTGATATCAAAACTATCGCCAACTGATAGATTATGAAGAGCCATAGTAACACGAACATCATCAATACCACCAAAGACTTCAATACTATCTGGCGGCAACTCTCGATAAATCCCACCCGTAGGGATATCCACGACAACTTCTGTGTTACTGTTTCTAGCAGTAATTTCACACGGGACGCTGCCCACAAGAATAAATTTTCCAACCCAGTTTTCACCATTACCTACTGTAAAATAATCGCTACTTGTTGTTAGTGTTCGGCCTACTCCAGCCGTAAATACACTGGGTGTAATGGTAACAGCTTGTGCCTGAAAGTCATAGTATGGTTGTTTAGGGGCAGATACATTGCTGTCCAACACATCCACATCAAACGTAAAGTTGCGTGCTTCAAATGCGTCGGAACCGGTTCTGCGAATGATTACTGGATTAAATGATGTGTGCGATACAATCATTATGTCAGCAGATGTAGCAATAGTAATCTGCTTTAGCTTGGCAGTTGTCCACGGACAGACGTTACTTGATGCACCATTTGTAAGTGTAACGGCTGGGCTGGTATCAACTACGCCAGCAGCAGTAACGCCGAATACTTCCAGCTTGTTATTGCTGAAAGCAAAAATGTAACGCTCGTCATCAGAAAAGACAAACGGTTCAATTCTAATCTCCATTTCGTTGGCGGCATTTCTTGTTGTGCCGAACTGATAAATATACTCAGTCCCTGGCCTTTTCTTTATACCACCCTCGTTTAATATCAAGAAGTTTCTAACTTTTTGCGCGCCAGCTTGATAGAGTTGCGTATCAACCCTAGACAAAAATGACGGACTTAACTCGCCAAACTGAAAGCTATTAAACGAAATCTTGACTTTAGCCATTATGAGTGCCTTTCAGTCAAGAACCTCGAAGTTGTAAGTTTACGCGTTGTATGTTGCTGGCTATCAATACTCTTAGCCTTACGCATAAGGTCGTCTGCTTTTGCCTCAAACAAACCAGCAAGTGCAGCATCACGCGCAATAGATGTAGCAAAGATTCCCGCAAGATGATGCTCAAGCGCAATAATAAAATATGAAGCCCACTCTGCTTCATCGGCGCGATAAATGTAATCGCATACCAAAGTGTCAGCAGAAGAACTATTGCTGTAAACCATGTCGCCATACACTGTGTATTTAATAGGTTGGTCGCTAATGGTAATAGCATTAATCATTAAAAGATTGGTTGGCAGCTGATGTGCAATATCAAAGCGGCCAGTAGGAGCAGAGGAATGTGCAGCTAGTTGCGCTTGCTCGGTAGCGAACCGCCAGCGTGTCCGGCACAACTGAGATCGCGCAACATCCTCATACAAGTTTGAGGCCACTAGAGCCTCAGTCGTATCTTCGGTAAATGAAGTGATTGGATCTGCGCCAATCAGAATCAATGCCCGTGAGCAGATATCAATAGCAGTAGTTGCAGCAGTAGAAGACATGCTTACCTCTTAAGAAAGGGGGGAGCAGCAGTTTCCCACTACTCCCCTACCAGACTTAGTTGTTGTCCAGAACCTCATAGATGCCGTTGTCATCAATGCCAACAGAACCCATGCTCATGTGAGCAGTGACCAAGTGAGCCACTTTCTGCGGCACATAGTTCACTTCAGTTTGAACGTCAGAACCAACACCCAGACCAATAGCAGAGCTATGGTAGGCAAAGTTCTTACCACCAGCAACAGCAGACGTTGAGAAGATCTTGAAGCCCAAGAACTCTTTCATTGTCATGCCGCCAGCGAAAGGCAGATTTTGGTCGCCAACGAAATCGCTAGATGCAAACTCAGTGATGCTGAACAGGTCAGCATAACCAGCAGGAGACATCGCGATGTAGCGGTTGCCATCTTCCGGAACGTCAGCAGAACCCATTGTTTCGAACAGAGTCAGAAGGTCGGCTTTTACAAGCGCGCCGCCGGTGTCTGCGATTTGAGTGCTGTTTGCGCCAGCGTCAAGAGCAGCAACAATCAACTCATCAGTCTTACGACCAAGAGCATAAGCAGCCGACTGAGCAACAGCTTGACGTTCGTCAATGTTGGTTTTCAGTTCGTCCAGCTTATCAATATACTCAGGTGCATAGTGATCAGTCAGTGTTGCAGTGACGTTGGTGTGTGCGACTTCCATGCCAGTAACGTCGCCGTTACGAGTCTTGGTATTAGCAGCACCTTTGCCGATTTTTTGAAATTTAACAGTAGAACCCGTTACGCCATTAACCTGACGGACAGTGTTACGGAGTTTAGACCCCATACGCTGATACGCCAAATGAACATCAGATTCAAACTGCGTGATGAAGGCTTGATCAATAGTATTAGCCATTTTCATTCTCCAGTTGTGAAGTTTCAGTTACAATGTCAGGAATGGTTGTCCGTGCGTTGCATCATCTAGTTATCCGTCTCCGGGCTATCCGCGTATCATCGGGCCTCTAACAAGAGAATAATGCCCGAAACAATGTATTTTAGCAATATAAAAAAACACCGCCCCAATCGAAAGAGGGACGGTGTTCAGGAGGGGGTCTCGTGTATTACTTATTTGTAAAGTTTAGCGAAGCCTTCGTCAACTTGTTTAACAAAAGCTGCATCGCGCCGAGTGTTATCCCAGTAGCGCGGGTCTTTCATCATAGACTCCAACTCATCCTTGTCCAATACTGTCGGAGCGGTAACTTCGCCGCTAACAGATGTGTCAGACAACGCACCCATAAAATGCTCAAGGAGTTCGATACCCTTGGCAGTTTCGCCAAGACGCATAATCTCATCACCAAGTTCGGTGGGAACATTTTTCTGCGACCACAATGCAACGGCTTCGATGCGAGCCTCGGCGTTGTCACCTAACTTGGCTGACTCAGCCTCAAGGTCTGGTTGGTCGGGCATCATGCGAGCCAAACCCTCTTCAAACTCATCTTGCGAGAAACCATTTTCCCAAGCAAAGTTTGCCCACCAATCTACATTGGGATCATCTGCTAGTTCATCCGCCCCCTCTGGGAGAGTGTAATCACCAGAAGATTCTGGGCGATTAGCAAAAGCTTCTTGCTCAATCTCACCCATAATAGACTCGCGCAACTCATCTTGCCCCTTGCCTAGCTTGCTTTCTAGGGAGGTGTAAGAAGTTACCAAGTCTTCTGGCGACTTAAATTTTTCGGGAAGCCACTCAGGGCGGCTATCTGCTACCTCAGTCGTTACGGCTTCAGGTGCTTCAGCTTGTGCTTCCACATTATCTGTTGCTTCACTCATTTGCTTTCTACCTTTTCTGCGTGTTTAATGCGCCGCTCAATCAGCGCAACTATAAAACGTTGCCCCTCCAAATGACGGAGTTCGGCATCGCTAATGCCTCCACCAGCTACCGCATCCAATGTAATAGAGCGGAGATAGCGAAGAACCTCTTTGCCCGCCGGAGTTCCCAGCAAGGCTTTAATATCCATAGAAATCTTTTCGTCCTCTTTTTGTGGTCGAGGAAAACCATCTACTCCAATATGTGACATTTATACCACACCACCGCCTTGTTGCTGCGCTTGCATCTGCGCCATAAGTTGTTGCATCTGTTGAATCTGTTCACGCTCGGCTTCGTCTCTAATTAAATTATCAGGAACGCCAAACTTCTTGGCTAAGTAAACCGCAGTTTCTTCTGAGTCGATAAGCAAGTTGACCATATCCGGCCCGAAATTAGCACCGACAACCTCAAGGAATCTCGCAACAGTTGTGATGTCCTGATTAGATTGGGCTTGCGCCAAAGGAGATACACTCCGGATTTTTACTTCGCGACCGTTAACTGTTGGGAGATCAATGCGACCCTGCTTACGCAGGATATAAACTACACGCTGCAAAATAGGCTGAACCATCTCTGCTTGCAAGCGACCAAAAGCAGAACCAATACGGCGGCTCAAGTCAGCCATGCGTTCTGCAATCTCAGTAGCGGTAGCGGGTGTTCGGTTTGGATCACCGAGCATATCATTATATAAAGCGCGCTTAATATTCAAGCGCATGTCGTTAAGAACAAGATTGGCAACATCAAAACTTCCGGCGGCAGCAATCGGCTGCAAACCGCCTGAACCTGGTGCTTTAGGGATAACAGTTCCCGGAACAAGATTGATCGTGTCAACATTGATAATCCCATCATCATCCATCTGGTAAATACCAGAGATTGCCATTTGTGCATTTTCTAATACAAGTTGAATCGTAAGGTTGGTTGTCTTAATTGCAGACAGCGCATTTACCAATGGGCCGCGACCATATATTTCGCCAGCGGCTTTAGACCAACGGAAACAAACAAATGGATTGCTCCCTACGCCCTCAAAGATTTCTTCATAAATTAATTCGCCATGAGTCTTATCAATAGCATAGTAACCGTAACGCTCTCGATTGGGTTTATCATAGAGGCGACATACAACCTCAAGAACCTTGCACTTTTCATCACCCTTGCGATTAATCATATCTTGCATCTTGGGGGAAAGCTTTGCCTTCGGATAAACGATTTTAATATCAGAGTGACGCACTTCACGCTCACGATACACATGGTCAATACGATCATCGGGGCCATTCTCAAGGACAACCTTAGGAAGAGGGATGGCACTAAAGCGAATTGGGTTTACCGCATCACCTTCTTCAACCAGCAAGCAGCCAGTGCCAACGGCTAAGTCCATAAATGATTCATGCACCTCTTGAGCAAAGTTACTATTTGCAAGAACCTCAAAGATATACTCGGTAACTTCATCAAGACTATTGTTTACTTCGTCTTCTTCTTCTGCCGGAACTTCTGAGCCAGCAACTAGATCAGACCAGCGCGCAAAGTTTGGAACAAGACCAGACTGCAAACGAGATGCAAACTCTTGAACACCAACCACTGCGGTCTCGTCAAAGATGCGATCATCGCGACGTTGACCCGGAGCATTAAAGTAAAAACCCTCGCGTTGCGGCAGGGCATAGTCATAACACTCTTGAAACAAATCCTCGAAAGGTGTGCGTTGAGTCCGCGCAGTTTCGTATTTTTTAATATAATGTTTTGCAGTCTCGTGCATTTACTTAACCCTTAAGATAGCCGCCAAAGAAACTTTCATTCTTCTTATCGTCGGCAAGCAAACTATAAGATCTACTGCCCATTCCGCGTCTGCGAGTTAAAGAAGCGGCAGTTTGTTTAACTTTTCTGCGTCTGCGTCTGCGAATTTGTTCTAATACAGGCTGAACCTCTACATCGGCTTTTAGCTTTTGTGTAACTTTTTCTATCTCTTTTGGACGTTCAACTTCTGTAATTTGTTTTTTAATTACATCCCTGTGCTGAGACTTCCCGCCCTGAATGGATGCAGCTTTTACATCACCCTCAACATAGGTATCAATTAATTCTTTGCGAATAGCAGCAATAGTTCTGGGGTCTGAGCCAGCAGCTTTAGCTTCTTTTAGGACGGGTTGATCGGCAACAAACTTAGTTATTTCAGAGGTTCTAGCTTTATAAGCAGTTTCAAAAGCTTTTGTTTCAGCAGCTTTTTGAATTTCAGCAGAGCGTTTGTATGCTGGTTGGCTGACTGGCAGAATTGTTCGAGCAGTAGCAGCAGCAATGTCTGCGTCAACGCCCTTGTTTAGGTTGAGGCTTTGGATGAGACTTTGTTGTTTAGCCTTACGCTGATCAGCAAGTTGCTTACGGCGTCTTTCTATTACATGACCGGGTAATCCCATTACTTCATCCTATTCCAAAAACTTTGCTTTGCTTGCTTGGGTTTCCGTGTAAATATATCAAAGTCCCGCTTCATAGTAAATGGTTTAGCATTTTTGTTATTTCCAAGAACTTCACGGCCTTCTCCACCGCCAAGCATTAAATATTGTAGGGCATCGTGTATGTGAGAGAACCTGTTTTTGTCTGGCTTGTCATCGTAACGCTCGCCAGATACTTGCATGCGCCTATACCCATAGCCTCCATCAAAGCCCTTGATTAATTCTTTGCATCGAGGGTCTATCAGAATACCTGACTTGCCTTCAACCAAACGGTTAAGTGTGCCAGCCACAGCTTCGATACGCAAGGAAACATCATTAGATTGTGCAGGACGCGCAGTAAGCCCAGCACCTCGAAGCACTTGAAATGGGGTGCTTTCATCGGTTTGCGCGCGGAAATCGCCAGCCGGATCTCCAATGATATTTACTTCACACCCACTATAGCGGGTAGCAATTTCTTGTCGAAGCAACTCTGCAAATCGCACAATTCCCATATCGAAAGCAACAATCTCTTGAAGTATTAACCAACGACCACGAACACGCTGACCAAACACAGCAGCAGGAGTAAGGCCAAAGTCAAGACCAACAAAGACCGGAACTCCAGCGGCAACAGGTATTTCTTCTTTAGCAATGTGTAGGTCTGGCGCAAACATTTGATATACCGGCTTTCCATCATTTATCTGTCCTAGCTTATTCATTACATAAACATCAATCCAGCTTTTAGTCTTACCCCTGATAAGATTAGGGTAATAACTTTTCATCATGTTCTTTTGGTTCTCTGCCTGTTTATTAGGCACATAGTCTTGGATAGAACCCTCTTTATCTTTTTCCTCTACCATTCCCGCAGGCTGCGTGTAGAAACTCCAGTTGTCTGGCTTTACCATCATACGCGCTTCATCAGCAGAAATATGGTCGGGGATAGGAACTTCGCCGGACATAATAGGCCACCAGTGGTCTTCTTCTGGCGCGTTAGTATCAGCAATTACGCCAGTCCAAGTCGGGCCGCCCTCTCGCATAGAGGGGAAACGACCAACACGCATAGTGCAAGCATCAATAATTGACTTCGGCAATTCCCTCGCCTCGTTAATCCAAATGCCAGTCAACTCCAATGACAGAAGTTTCTTTACATCCTCTGGTCTATCAAGAGCAAGAAAGATAACCTCAAGGTCTAAATCGCCTTGCTTGATATGATGTGTGTAGGGGACTGACCACTGGAACTTGCCCCATTGGTCTTCGGGAAACCAGTCAAGCCAAGTCTTAATAGTGGTGGTTCTCAGCTGCGGGTTGGTGTTACGAATGATAGCCCAGCGTGAGCGGCGTATCCCATCATCGTTTTTTTGTTGCGCTAAAGCACGGCGGAAAACCTCAACACAGCAACCAACAGATTTGCCAGAGCCTACCGGGCCGCGAATACCACGGAAGAAGGTATCGTCCTTCATAAACTCCTTTAGGACATCGCCATCTGGCTTATACTTAAAGTTTGTCAATTTTATGATCCACGCCGACTTTGATTAGACGCTCAACCACATCGGGAGCAATAATCGAGATAAGCTTATCAGCTTCATAGTCAGTGCAGAACTCTTTGGGGTGGTGCTTGAGGTGAACCTTCTTAACTATGTTGCGTAAGACTCGACGCTCTTGCTCACTTATTGTGTGTAGAAAACTCATCTGTTACCTTCCTTACCTCCTGCATGGCTTCGGAAAAAGACATCTTGCGCGAACTATTGTTCTGCATCTTGATTGCCTTCTTTCGCAGCTTGCGGATTTCTTGCTTAGACACGACGATGCTTCCGCGTTTTTTCAGCAATACTTTTGGGCTGCTTTGAAAACTGTTTGCCAGCACGGCGAGCCGCACGTTTCTTTGCTGTAGTGCGAGCATACTCTTCGTCGCTCAAGCTTTTGATTGCCTTCTCTGGCAAGTAACGTTCACCAGTAGCCTCAGAACCTTGAGTGCTGGGCTTGCCTGATTTAGTCCGCCACTTTTGTTTTGTCCAAGCGCGAAGAGATTTTTGCGGGGCTTTCATTAGCTAGTATAGCCTCCGCCCCGAGCCTTGTATTCACGCGCAAGCATCTGAGCCTTGCGTGCAGACCATTGCCCCGGAGACCCACCTTTGCCACCGCGTTTAATTTTCTCAAAGAGATTTTTACGCATCCGTGGCTTGGTGTAATTGCCAGCTTCATTAACCGCCATTCTCTTCTTCCTTCAACTTACGCAAGGAGGTAGGGGTGTTTTTTGTTTTTACTTTTTGAACTCGTTTCTCTGGCACATGGGCTACTGCCTTTACGCCGCGATCAGCAAGTTCTTCTTCTGTAAAAAGGCGAACACTTTCAGCAGTAAAAGTCTTGCCTGAGTGGGGGCGACCATCAGGAAGAACAAAATAATCCTTACCGATGTATTCCGAACCATCAATCTTATAAAGCTTGCTCATTTACCATATCCTTTCAACATTGATTTCTTTTTCCCTTTCTTTTTGGCGGCAGCTTTCTTAGCTGCTTTGATGCCAGCAGGGGTGTATGGGTATTTCTTTCCGGCTACGTTAGGCATTACTTACTCCCAAACTTAGGATTATTAGTAAACATAGTTGGTTTGTTTTTTGCCTCTTCACGGCGTTTTTTAAGAATGCGCCAAGCACTGCCAGCAGTCATAGAAAGCCTATCTTTTATCTCTTTCTCAGTTGCAGATACACCAGCATTCTTCAAAAGAGTTTTTGCGGCAGTTAACTCTTGATTGCGAAACGTTGAGTTATGCTCTTTTTTATTAAGCCTGTCAGAAACTTTACGCTCTGCTTGCTTAATCGCCTGAGGAATAAGACTTGTAAACTTAGCCTTTTGATTGTCAGCCATTTAAATCACCATTTAACCTTATTAGCCCAGTATGCCGCAGACATCTTGCCTTTGGCAATGTTTTTTCTATGACGCGCCTTGAAGCTTGCGCGCTTTTTTTTCATACGCTCTGACTCACCGGCCTTGGGCTTGCCAGCAGTAGAGGCACCCTGCTCACCAAAACGAATGGTCTTAACCTTATCGCCTTCTTTGGCGACAACTACATGAGACTTCTTGGGGTGGTTGGGAGTTCTCTGAGGTTTATTAAAACCCTTCACTCCTGCACGAACTAATCGAGGATCACGCGACATTCATCTCTTCCTTGTAACGTGTGTGGTATTTGTTTCCGCGCCACTCAAAGTCTTCTCGACCCAATGCTCGGTTTCTAGCAAAGGCTTGATTGAAGTTAAGCTCATCTGCTTTGGGCGGAGTCATTGCATTAAAAGATTGTGTTACAGCATCCTTAACTTGCGTAAGACGCTCATCACTTAAAAACGCAGCTGGAAGCCGAGGGCTGGGAACTGACATATCAATATCAACATCAAGAATGTCACCAAAGGTTCTGTCAATGCGAGGCAGCTTCAAGTCAAGGTTAAAGCCATCATCATACTTACTGGCCAGTTCAATTCCATCGGGAACAAACTTACCAACCATATCTCCCACCCAATCGGGCAACGCCTCCATATTCGGAAAGTTTACCTCCGCCAAATCAACCTCAGTAGGTTTAGTAGAAAAGGAGTCAGCATATCTATCAACAGCTTCGCGCGCAGTCGCAATAAACTCTAACGGCAACGCATCCTTTGCAAGATTGCCATAGGTCATCAAGACATCAGAAGCAGTATTATATGCTGCTGTCACCATCTTGCCTAAGTATTCAGTATCAAACTGATTGCCACCCCTTGGAGGAATGGTTCCTGATAAAGAAAATTTATAGGTTTGAGGAATGTCTTGAGCAAGATGCACTACCTTTGAGTAAGCGTCTCTCTCTTTGCGAACCTTTGGAGACTTCGAGCGATCGAAGTCAAACGGGTCGTTTGGAATAATAAAGCCACCATCAGGGGAGTCTTCAAAAACAAAGCCTCCAACAGAACTAAACATTTCAAAGACAGGGTCAGTTGCCGACTCAACATAAAGATCAAACAAATCTCTTGCAGACCTTTTACCGCTATAAAATTTTTCAGGACGTTCCCCGGAGGCCATAGCCGGATAGTCTTTATACTCAACATAGCTGCGGCCAGCTTTGCGAGCATTAGCAACAGCCCCGCGCAAAACATCTTTAGCGTTCTCATCCAGCAAAGAAAGGTTCATGTCGGTCTGGCTGGCAACCTCAACGCCCAACGCATTGGTGATCTTATTACCCAGCATAAACCTAGCAAAGGCAACAGCGTTAGCTGGGAGTATCTTGAAAGCCATAACGAACCTTTTGACCTAAAAAAAATTTATGGATTTAATTATAGGTTTTTTACCAACGAAAGAGAAGAGGGAATGTTGTGGAGCCTTGAGAGGAAATAATGTTTGTATAGGACATAATATATATAACTACGTCCGGTTTTTCCCCCTCCCCCCTACCAACAGAGTCAACCCAGCGTTATTTACGACACGATTATCCGAGGTCAATCTCTACCTTGATGTCTCCTGCGTGCAAGTGCATGTGCTTCTCTGGTGCTTTGAGTCCTGCCCTGTCCATGATGTCTTTGCTTGCTTCCAACTGGACGTATTCAGACTTTGCGTTGACTGCTAAGCGTGCGACCTGATGGGCGGCTAGGGTTGCTTTAACGCCCAACTCCTGCCTCATTCTTTCATGCATGTATGATTGCACATGTGGAAGGGCTAAGGTCTTGGAAGCGCTGACCCTTCCGGTCTCACCCTCTGCGTAGCCGGCGACCGCTGCCGCGTCTTTTATGGTGCCGCCATTCGTTACGAGGTGTTCGACTAACGCCGTTTGTTTCTCTGTCAAACCGGTGACAGGGTCTTTGACTGCATTACCCATTTCTTTTATTTCCCTTCTCCCCTTCTGCTAGATTGTCGCTAGCACATAATCCTATATCCGGCACGAAGCGCGCCGCATAAGCGGAGTTTAAGAGGGTTTGTCAAGAGAAAGCAAGAGGGAATGAGAGGAGGAAGGCAAGAAAGCAATAATCTTTCAATGAAACGAAACAATGTTGCGCAAACAGGGTAAACAAAACAATAAGATTACACACTTTATTATTGACGCTGATACAGTTATCCCCTATATTATACACATGGTTGAGACTGTAGGAGGTAACGCAATCATGACACAACTGGCCTTTAATTTCATTCCACAGAGCGACACTTGGGAAAAGCCCGATTATATCGCAATCACTCAAACAGAAATACAGGGACGCGCCGCCGCACAAATGGGCTGCTGTGGTGTCTTTGCCGTGGCGAATGGTTTCGGCTTTGACATCAACAACGCCTTTGAATGGTTTAAAAAACATAGAAAGGCAAGCAATAATTACAGAGGCCAGACGAGCATATCAGACCGCCGCCGCTTTTGTCAGGCTCACAATATCGACTTTAAGGAAATCAAACTCACCCGCCGCCAACGCTTAAAAACAGTCTTGCAGCATTTAGATGAGAGCAAAAACTACATCATCACCATAACGAGGCATGTGCTGATATATCGAGACGGTCGCATTATCGACCAAGGCGGCAGCCACGATGTAAAGCATGACCTTATCAGGTCAGGCGATGCGAACCGCATAGTTAAATCAGTATGGGAAATATAGGAGTAAAATCATGTCACAATCAGTCATCAAATCAATCAGCCGCTTGCAAAATAGCAAGGTTGGAAACCCACGTTTTCACATTGAGATGGAAGACGGAACAAAAGCCGCCACGCTTTCAAATGCTGGCTGGGCTTATGAAATCGTGCCGCACGCATGGGAGGGGAAGCGGTGCAAGTATAAAATCAAAGAATATAAATCAGGCTATCGCGTATTTGATAGCGTAGAAATCTAAAGGAGTAGAAACAGATGAAACTTTCACGCCAACATTTTGAATTTATTGCAGACGACATCGCGCCTCTGCTAGAGAAACCAACCAGCATTGAGGTCATAGCCGACAAGCTGGAAGAAACAAACCCAAACTTTAACCGCGAGACATTCACGCAACGCGCCTTGAAGAATTGGGAAGCGGAAAACATTCCTGCCGAACATATTGCAACGCTTGATGGATTGATTGAGCAAATCAAAGACACGCCACGGCAAGGCTTGGTTGCGTCAATCATGCAAAAGAAAGCCGAGGCCGCACAATGAAACTAGGACGCGACATGATACGGGACGAACTGCACCGCCAAAGCCTCAACCGATGGCAATGGCGCAAGCGAAAATGGCAACGGTTACTGAACACCATTCTTTTTTGGAGGATAAAATGAATTGGAGACGCACAATCGGGGTCTATATCGAAGCCCTAGAGGCAGGCAACAAGCAGCAAGCGGACGCTGCGGCCTGTGAATTGATGGTCATTGCAGACCATTTGAACAAGCTGGAGGTCAAGTATCCTGACATGATAGATGAGACACCCAGCAAAGTAATTTACCCAAACGAGTGGAGATAAAACAATGGACGCGGAAGACATTTACGAATTTATGCAAGAGGACGGACACACAACGCCGGAGCCACGGAGATTTTTAATTTTGGCCGATGTGGAATGTGCGTGGGAATATGAGATTTATGCCGACAGTCAAGAGGAAGCATTAGAAATATGGAGGTCTGGCAACCATGAGCATCATGTTACAAACGAAATGATGGGAAGTGTGAAGGCTACCCAGATTGAAGATGATGAATATAACGTAACCAAGTTATCTTAACATGAAAAAAAGAAAGATAGACAAGCAAGGGCAGCCGGCAAAGTGTGACGTTTGTGGAGATATTCGACACGAATTTGTTATGTTGCTAGTCAATCCCGACCCCGTAGAACACGAAACATGGTGCGACCCCTGTTACACCAAAGCACAAACGGAGAAGCAAAGTGACCAGCAAAAGTAAAGCAAAAGGAACGTATCACGAAAACTGGTTCGTGAAACTGTTCAAGGAGTGGGGCTTGCCAGTCAAACGCCAGCCTCTATCCGGCGCGCTTGGAGGAGAATATTCGGGTGACTTGGTTATCAACTTGAACGGCCGGGACTACATTGCCGAGGTCAAATACCGCAAAGAGAAAGGCTTTCCCTCGCCGTTCTCGGTCTTAAAAAATCGAGACGTTGCCCTGTTCAAGCTGGGCAAAGGGGAAGAAGGCTCACCAAAATGGGTGCTGATTGTGCCTGATAGAATTGTAGAAGAACTAATGGAGAAAGAAAATGAACATGACAATAACGATTGAAGCAGAAAAGCAAGAGACCTACTCGGTCAAGAGTTTAATCCGAGCGATATGCGAAACCTTTGGTATCGAGCAAAACTTATTGCTAGGCAAGCGGCGGGTGGGCTTTGTAATGGCCGGTCGCCATGCCTTGTATTATCTGGGCTATCGCAACACAGCACACACAACCACAACGCTAGGGAATTATTTGGATCGTGACCATACAACTATCCTGCACGGGTTAAAGAAATGCGAATCTCTTATGGAGCAAAACAGTAACTATGCTTTCAAGATAGAGCAAACGCATTTGCTTGCGTTGCAATATGAAATCCAACGGCGCGATGGTTTGGACAAACTAAAAGCCGAGGTTCAAGAGATGGTTGAACGCTTTCAAATGGAGAAGTTAAATGAACTTTGAGCAAAGAGAAGCACTGATTCACGAACACTTTGTTCGCAAGATGACAACGATGTATCTGCCACCAAACAATGTAAAGCAGAGTGACGCATCAAAAAAACTTTACGGAGAGGAAATCAGAAAGGCAATCAACTCTCGGTTAAGCAGCGACATACCCAATGCAGATGTGTTCAACGATTTGCTTGGCAGAGTGTGGGACAAATGCGTATCAGCACACGACTTTCGCATTTGGTTTACACCACACTTGGTCGGCAAACATGCAGCTAAAGTAAATGCCGAGTGGCAACAGCGCAATACAAAAGCAAACAGGTTGTTTGAAACAACAAGCTCACACCAAGACGAGCAGCCTCGCGCAGGCAAGACCGACCCCGCTGGACAGGGCTGGACAATCGAGAAGTGTGATGCAGCGATTGAACGCACCAAGAAAGAACTAGGCAACAGCCACATGGCAAAGGTGCTGTGCCGCATACCAGAAAAAGCAAAAGAACGGCTATTAAATGCTGGACAAACTGATACGAACTGACCTAATTTGTATTGAAAGGAAGGTAAATGAGTAGAGATAACGAAATCAGAAAAGCATCTATCGGCGGCAGTTGTGCCTTGCGAATCATGGACGGTGATTGGCACGACCTTTGGCTGGAGAAGATGGGCTACAAAAAAGGCGTTGACTTGTCCGATGTCTTGCCTGTTCAGCTTGGCGTTTGGACTGAGGAGTTTAACATCAAGTGGTTCTCAAAGCACATGCAAGTTGAGTGCTTCAAAGACCCCAACGCAGCCACGCATGAACAACGCTATCACTACAAGTGGGACGGCATTCCCTGCCGAGCAACGCTTGACGCTGAGTTTATGATGCGCGGTGAGCGATATGGTTTGGAGTGCAAGCACACGAATGACAGAGCCACCATCAATAGCCAGCTTGAAAGATACATGCCACAGCTACAGCTTTACCTAGAAATCTCTGGGGTGAAGGCAATGTATTTCGCAAACATCTTTGGCAATGGTCGCTATGAATATGTGAAGGTTGCAAAGAATGAGGAATACATTCAGACAATGCTCGAACATCTCAAAGAGTTTTGGGGTTATGTTGAGCGTAAAGAAGAGCCGCCACTATCAATGCCGCACTTCTCTGCTGGCATAGACAGGATTGCAATCAACGATATGGTGGCGCGTGACGCAAGCAGCGACAACTATTTCAGAGTGAGAGCAGCCGAATACATCAGCACAAAGGAAGCCGCGAAAGAACACGCAGCGGCCGGGAAAGAATTGAAAGCAATGGTCGGGCTAGATGAACGCGAGGTCTATACCGATGAACTTAGTATCAAACGAGACAAGCGTGGTTCGCTACGCATCAACATAAAAAAGTAGGGGACAGGGGAGTAGAAACCCTGCCCCCGCTGTCGAAAGGAGGTAACAGCATGACCGATTATACAGCATCACCATTGATAAGTGAAGAGGCCGAG